GTCAATGGTGTGCGGATCGTGCACAACGCGCGCATTACTGGATGCGTTAATTTTAGATGCATCGCTCTTTTGATTGATTTGGCTGTTCCCCCGCGCCTCGACAGAGCTGTTCCCCCGCGCCTCGACAGAGCTGTTCCCCCGCGCCACGACAGAGCTGTTCCCCCGCGCCACGACAGAGCTGTTCTCCAACGCCACGACAGAGCTGTTCCCCCACGCCTCGACGGAGGCAAAATCATATTTCCGCCTTACGATAGCCTTATCATACGGCGTGCCGAACTTGATGTAGATTCTTCCATGATAGTCGTGCGGCAGATTGTCAAGCTGCTGCTGCGACGTGACTGTGATTTCGTTCATGTTGTTTCCCCTTTCTCACCGTTTACTGATACCTGATCGCCGCGCGGAGGTCGGCGATCGGAATGTCAAGCCCTCGCCCGAGCGTGAGCAGGTCGCCGACTGGCATGCGGTCGATGTCCCGCAGGCGCTTCGCCGCCGTATCGCGGCAGCAGCCGAGCAGATCCTCCGGCTTCGTGCCGTGCAGCCGGAGCTGCCCATAAAGCAGCGCCTGCAGCTGATCGTAGCGGCTGGTGCGCCGTTTCAGCTTCGGCATTACGTGTCACCTCCGTTATCGCAGAGCATCTCGTCGAGGTTGTCCATCGTCACGCCGAGGGCGGCAAGCTCACGGCCTTTCTTCTGATACCAACGGAGCTGGTACAGATACTGCTTGCGGCGGGTACGCGCGTACTCGTAGCGCTTAGCGAGCCGGACATACTCGTCCGCTCTCAGATGCGCGATCTCCGCCTCAATGGCGGCGTCCGCTTCGTTTGTTGCGACGGTGCGTTCTTTCTCCATGATGATTCTCCTTTGTCAAAAATTCGTTTCTGGGATGTGCGCCGCGGCGCTCGCGCCCGCGCGCAACCCCCTAGCCTTAACTAAATCTCTTCTTGTCTTTCCTAAACCTTTACTTAACCTCTTCTACTCTATACTGTGGTTCCATTCTGGTTCCAGATTGGTTCCATTCTGGTTCCACAGGCGAGTAGAAGGGCGTTCCGGCAAGGGCAAGAAGGGCGGAGACGGCAAATAAAGCCGTCTCACGCACCTTTGCGCTCCAGCGCCATCGCCAAGCCTTCCGTAAAGGCACAGAGCTGTGCTTTCTGCATGTCGTCCATGTTCTGCATCACGGCCGCCAGCCGCTTGATGGTTTTCTGCTCGTTCTTCGTCAGCATGGGATCACTTCCTTTCCATTGCGTTGCTCCGCGTCGTCGGACACGGGTGGTTGTGTTTTCTGTACAAATCTGTTGTATTGTGGTATTGTTTGTGCGGTGGTGATAAATTTGAAAAAGCGGTTTCTTGCGTTTGTGTTTGCGTTTGTGCTCCTGCTCTCTCCTGCTGTGCTGGCGCACAGCGGGAAGACGGACGCAAACGGCGGGCACTATGACCGGTCAACCGGGCAATACCACTACCACCACGGTTATCCGGCACACCAGCATTACGACATGAACGGCGACGGGGTTGTTGACTGCCCGTACAACTTTGACGACCAGACCGGCCGCAACAGCGGCGGAAGCTCCAGCGGGTCAAAGAAATCAAGCGGCCAGAGCACATATGTGACACCAACGCCGACACCGAAGAAAAAGGGCATCGCCGTTCCGCCTATGCTTGTGCTTGGCATCTGCGCGATCCCTATCGGCGCGACGGTGCTCATCGTGATATGTGCGCCGATTTATGCACTCGTTGACCGGGCCGTGAAAAAGCGGCAGGAGAAAAAGGAAAAGGCGGAATGCACCGCTTTGTACACGGGGAAAGCAATCACCGATCTGGTAGACATTCCGCCCGGCTCTTCGATTGGCGTCGACGGGCTGCCGCACTCTGGCGGTGGTGGCAAATGGGGCGCGCTGTATACGTTTTATGTAACGGAAACGGGGAAAACGTATCATCGCAAATACGGATGCAGCCACGCCAGATTGGCCAGGAACGCTTACAACATCCAGGCGGATACCCGGCTTCGCCCCTGCCGAAGATGTAAACCAGAACTACCGGATACGGAGTGGGTGGCGCGGTATCAGGAAGTCAAGCGCAACGCGGACAGGTTTGGTATTCATGTTGATGGGCTGTAGATGCTGCAGAACTTGTTTCTGTGAGTATTATACTTCTCAAAAACAAGTTTGTCAATGTTTTTTGGTGTTTTTGCGAATTTTTTTGTTTCTGTGAAAGTGCCCTGTTGACATTGAGAAGATCGCGGATTATAATTTGCATTGCAGAAAGGCGGTGAAACAATGAACACCCGTATCAAGAAGCTGCGTAGGGAGCTTGATATGACGCAGGAGAAGTTCGGCGCCGAAATTGGCGTGAAGGGAAATACGGTCGCACAATGGGAATCCGGAAGAAATGACCCGCCCGATTCCTCTATCGTCTCCATCTGCCGCGAGTTCCATGTCGATGAACATTGGCTTCGTACCGGTGACGGCAAGATGTTTACGGCGACCACACGCGACGAAGAGATTATGGACTTCGTTGGCCGAGCGACCATCGGCGAAGGCGACGACTTTAAGCGCCGTTTCCTTCTGGCGCTGGCGAGGCTGCCGGAGGAACGGTGGAAAGACATTGAAGACTTTGCCCGGCAGATCACCGCAGAAAACAACGAAGAGGAGCAGGATTGAGTTCCTGCTCCTCTTTCTTTGCTTTTCTGTTTTTCTTTACGCTGCGCGCAGCAGTGCTAGCGTCAGCCGCAGCTTTTGTTCGCTTGCTTCATCCAGAAGCTGCTCGATCTCGCGCCGTAAGTACGCCCTCCATTCCTCATCTGTCATGGTTCTCCCTCCATAGTTCTTCTACTGTCGCGTCCAGTGCCCGCGCGATCCGCATCGCAAGGTATACGTTGGGCGCGCTTTCTCCGCGTTCGATTGCCCCTAGTGTGCTATGGCTGCACCTCGCTTTCTGCGCAAGCCAGCGCTGACTTACGCCCTTGTATAATCTATAGTAACGTACGTTGTTCCGCATATTGGCACTACCTTACCACATTTTTGCGGCTGCGTGTCGTTTTTGGCCGGTATTCCGGCCGGAAAATTTCCGTTTTCGGGGATTTTGTTGCAGAAAGCGGAAAGCTGTGCTATCTTGATGGTGCAAGCCGCTTGCGGTATTGTGTCACAGGCGGAAAACAATATGCAAAAAGGGGGAAGCGTTGTGAATTATCAGAATGCCACGCCGGAAATACAGCGAAAACGGGTGCCAAGGAAGGCTGTAATTGTTTTGCTGGCAGCCGTGTGCATTGCTCTGGCCGCGCTGCTAGCCCTGCAAACAATGCGGCTGCAGCGGGAGCGGGAGCGGTTTGCCGCCGCCGAGGCAACGGTTGACCGGGCGCAGGAATTGCTTGACCTTGCGGACAGCGATTTAGAGCACTATTGTGCGACGGCCCGGGAATACTACGCGGAAAAGAATCATCCTGTTTTTACAGAAATTGAGCCACAGGACTATTCCGAGATGTTTGCCGCATATCGAGAATGGCACCCGGTGCCGGACGCGCTGATAGGCGGTGATAACACGCGATGAAAGTACCTGAGCCGCGAAAACTAAAAAGCGGGACGTGGTTTATCCAGATGCGCCTCGGCGGAGAGAGCGTGCCGGTTTCGGCGGCAACGCGCACGGAGTGCATCCGGCAGGCGGAGAAGATCAAGGCGGACTATCGAAATGGGAAGCGTCTCCCCTGCAAGAGTACGCAAACGCTGGGACAGTGCGTGACGGCATACATCGACGCAAAGCGCGGTGTGCTGTCGCCGTCAACGGTAAAGGCGTATGTGTCCATGCAGTCAACACGATTCCCGGCGCAAATGAAAAAGCCAGTCCGCGAGATCACGAACTGGCAGGCTGTTGTGAGCGCAGAGGCAAAAAACGTAAAGCCGAAGACACTGAAAAACGCATGGCGGATGGTCGCGGCTGCCTTAAAATTCAGCGGATACGAAGTCCCAGAAGTCACGCTTCCGCAGATCGCGCCAAACGAAAAGCAATGGCTTGATCCGGAGCAGATCAAAATTTTTGTGGCAGCCGTGGCAGGAAAACCATGCGAAATCCCTGCGCTGCTGGCGCTGCACGGGCTGCGAAGATCAGAAATCATGGCGGTAGATTGGGCTGATATTGATCTCGACGCAAAGACGATCCGTGTATCAGGCGCGGCAGTCATCGACGAGCACAAGCAGCTCGTGCGCAAAGAAGCCAACAAAAACAAGTCATCCGCGCGCACGATCCCGATCATGATTCCGGCGCTGTCCGCCGCGCTTGAGGCTGCACAGGATAAAAGCGGTGCGGTCGTGCGCTGCTATCCGAACACGATCTACAAGCAGGTAAACGCGATCTGTGAGCAGACCGGGCTTCCGCTGGTCGGCGTACACGGGCTGCGGCATAGCTTTGCGTCGCTTGGCTATCACCTCGGCGTGCCGGAGCTGGAGATGATGCGCCTCGGCGGGTGGGCAGACAATCAGACGATGCGAAAGATATACACGCACATTGCAGAAGCAGACAAGGCAAAGGCCGCAAACGCAATGACAAATTTTTTCGAAAATGCTAACCAAAAATACTAACACGGATTGCAAAGCCAAGTGTTTTCAATGCTTTTACGTAATTTTAAGGTGGGTTCAAGTCCCATCTCCCGCACCAAATTAAGAAGCCCCGGAATCCGTTGGATTCCGGGGCTTTTCTTTGTATATCAATGCTTTGTGGTGCTTCCTGAAAGCTTTGCGGTGCGAAAAACGTCGCGGATTTACGATTATTTTCCGCATAATGCAGGCGCATTTCGTTAGCAAAATGCTAACTGAAACGCTAACAGCGTGCTTTAAACTGCAAAAGCAAAATTACGGTTATAGACAAAGCCCCGGCGGGTATCCGTCGGGGCTGCATGTGTTGTGCAGCGCTCACTTCCTTTCCCAGCTGCGGCGGGCTACATCCTTAACGGACGTAATGCCGGGATACTGCTTTTGCAGGGCGGAAAAGCGGGCAAACGCTTTCGCGCGCTCCTGCCCGGCGTACTGCTCGCGCAGTTCGTCGGTCTCCGTACCGTCAGACATCCGGCGCGTGATCGTCACCCAGTAGGTAATGCGGCCCTTATAACTTGGGTCACGTTTGAGCGTCAAAACGCGCGTGTAAGGCATCGTCTCCAGCTCGGCATACCGCTGCGCAAGTGCTACGCGATAGTCGCGCAGATCGTCAATCATGGATTCCAGACGCTTGATCTCAACGGCGACTTGACCGTCTCTCCATGCGATATCGTGCGGCGTTTTCAGGGTGTGCGGCTGCTCCACGTAGATGTAGATGCGCTGCTCGGCGGTTTCCTGCTCGGATCCGTACATGGTAAGCAAATCGTGATAACTCACTGTAATCAACCCCCATAGATAGCGCAGAGCTTCCCGCGCTTATACTCGATGCACCCGGGCGCATAGCGCACCATCATCGGCGCGCCCTTGAGCACATCGACGCGCTTAGTGCGCATGTTGATAACTGCGACATACTCCCAATAGGGGCAGATGCAGGCGCGGGCATACCGCACAGCGTCGGCCTTGCGCCCAAACTCGCGGCCGGAATCCACGCCGCAATCGCGGCAATACTTGATAATCTGATACATGCTAAAACCTCCGTTTCGCTCTTGCTCATCAGCGCCGGACTTTTACCGGCGGACGGAGTGCGGCCGGGGACGGCTTACGCCGTCGCCCCAAGTCGGTTATATGCGGTGCGCTCGCGGCCGTCTGCATCAAAGACCTGGCTGCCGTACTTGCTGCGGATCTCGTTCATGCTGCGCTTGCCGCGGTAATGGCCGCGCGCATCCTCCGGGTGCCGCCAATACCACATTTTTTTGCTGCTGCTCCAGCAGCATCCGGCAGCCTTGAGCGCGTCCTTGTGCTGGCGCGTTTCGCCGCTGATCCAAAGCCACGAGCCGCAAAGTTCGACCGTCAGCCCCGGCAGCCCGAGCAGCACGGCGAGAATCTCGCGGAATTCTTCGGCGGTTTCGGTCGTCTGGTGGTACTCGTCCGCGCTGGCGTTGTGCTGGCGCTTGAGCTGCTCAAACAGCGCATCATGCTCGTTGTTGATCTCCTGCATGATCTCCGTGCTGCCGCCCATGTCGGGGTGATATTTCAGGGCAAGACGGCGGTATGCCGCTTTCAGTTCGTCGAGGGTCTTGATTCCGGTAAAGTATTTCATGGTTGTTCTCCTTTCACGTATGACATACTCGATTGAGTATGTATATTTTTAAGGGACATTCAGTCCCTTAAAAAGTTTTCGATTGCTTCAAGCAAAACGCTCGCCTGTGATACGCCTTTGACTTTGCACTTGGCCTTAAATGCCGTTACCGTATCGCGTGGCAGCTCCGCTTGCACTTTGCAGTACACGCGGTCATTATACCGGCGTTTTACTTCCGTGCTGGTTGTGGTCTTTCTCGCCGCGAGGATCATCTCCTTTCGCTGCCGTTCCCCGGCTGCATTTACAAGATAGCATACTCGATGCAGTATGTCAAGCCCTTTTTGCAAAAATTTTTGAGCGGGCGATCTCTCCCTCTATACTTTCCTTTTCTTTTCTTTGGTCGTTGAATGTCTCGCGGGTATGGAATAGTTATTTAATAGCTATGACATAGCTGTGTAATAGCTACGGTATAGCTGTGTAATAGCTATTACTTAGCTATGTAAATACCCCCCCCTATATAGTCCCCCCCTCTTTGTGCGGGTGTTGCCCGGCTGTGCGCCGGTGATGCAGTGATGATGTTGTGATGTGATGTGATACGATGATGTGATGATATGATGATCTCATATCCCATACAAAAATCCGTGTTGTGGCACCGGATAAAAAAATCGCGGGTCTTGTGGCGGCTGGTTTTGTGGCGGCGATCTGGTGCATACTGATGCAGTTTCCCCGGCTGTTTTCGGCGCTGTATAACGTGCATATTCATGCAGTTTCGTAAAAAGCTAGTGTTTTCAATGGTTTCATCAATTTGCAAATTCGGCATAACCTACATTTTGCCGAATAACTCATAGATTTTACGGTGCTTCTGCATTGCTCGGCTGGTAGTTTATGCAGTTCATGCGCAGTGTATGCAGTGTCATGCAGCAATGCCAATCGGCGCCCTGGCGCGCGGCCAATCATCCACGGCGCGCGCTGGTGTGTGGGCGCTGTTTTGCTCAGCGTTTCCGGGTGTGCCCCCTCCCCCCCCTCCCCCCCCGGGGTGCCGGAAAAGCGGGACGGCTCTCAGGCGACAGCCCATGCGTTACGACACACAGCCTTTTGAGACTTCCCGCCAAACATTGCCCCATTCAACATTCAACCCGCTACGTTTCCCGCGTCTTTACAATCGTGCGCGCCAATCGAAGAAGAACCCCGTCAAGGTATTTCATACATTATCTGGTTGACGTGCATTTAGTTTTTTCGACGTTTGATGCTATACTATAAGCGATGGGGTGATTCTATGGCAAGACCGCGCAAAATCAAAACCGCCGAAGAGCTTGGCGTTCTGATCGACGAGTTTATCATGCAGTGCGAGGACGGGAAACAGTACATGGACGACTATGCACTGATGAAGTATCTCGGCATTGCGCCGCGTACACTCGCGCGATGGCGGGCAAACGAGGGCGGGGAATATGACGGATATGGAGAGCAGCTCGAGAAGCTGGTCGCATACCGGGAAGCGGTCTATGCGCGCATGGTGGCTGAAAACCCGAAGGGCAGCGGCGGGATCATCTTCCTGCTCAAGCAGCCGAAAAACGGCGGGTACATCGACAAGCCTGTAATCGACGTTCACGCGCAGGAGCTGACGATCAAGACAGACGGGATCGGCGGCGACAGTGCTTTCAAGTAACGCTTGCAAATGCACAACAAACACGCTTAATCCAACAAGCCGAATGCGGGCGCAGGATACGCGCTGCGGCTAAGTGCTTGCTGTTCGCGTTTGCGAACGATGCCCCTCCGTGCCGGAAAAAGGGCGGCCTCCTGTGGCCGTTATTACCTTCCCAAAACCTATTACGGTACGGAGCAACTGTGAACCCGGCACTATCCGGGAATCAAGCGTCGGAAGCGACGGTAAACACTGCTGCGGCGGCGAGTGGCCTAAGCGTTTCATCTCCTTTCCGCTGAAATCCTGTGCAAGTCAGGATGCCGCAGCTTCCCTTTCTACGGCAGCTTTCCAAAAGGGACGCGCCCGGTGCAAGTCCGGGGGCTGCCGCCAAGACCAGACGACCGGATTGACCGGAGCGTGAAAAACCGGCAGAAAGCCGCTTTCCTGCTGCAGCGGGATGCGGGCGCGCTGAGCTGCTGCTCGGAATTGGTTTATAAGCGAGGCGCGCGACAACCGTGTAACGAATGAGGTGAAGCGTTTGCACGTTATCCGTGTGGAGCTGCCGAAGCAGCAAAACGAAATCGAAGTGCACGTCATTGCGGACGTACATCTTTCTGACCCGAACTGCGATATTCGCGGCGTGCAAAAGCGCGTGGCGGACATTGCGGCAAAGGATAACGCCTATGCAATTCTTGCGGGCGACCTGATCGACAATGCGACGCGAAGCAGCATCGGCGACATCTACAGCACGCAGTTGTCCCCAATGGAGCAGATCAAGCTTGCAAACAAGACGTTTGCTCCGCTCAAGGGGCGCATCCTGTGCGCTGTTCCCGGCAACCACGAAGAGCGGACATATCGTGCAGACGGCATCGACATTACATGGCTGATTGCAAACGAGCTGGGCGCTGGCGACAGATATGCACCGGACGCCGCGCTTGTGTTTGTTTCGCTGGGCGAAAACTCGCGGAGAAAGAGCGAGGGACGGCAGACAACGTACTCCATCTACGTCAACCACGGAAACGGCGGTGGGCGCAAGATCGGCGGCAAGATCAACCGGCTTGCGGACTATGCGCAGATCGTCGATGCAGACGTTTATGTTTGCGGGCACACGCACTCCCCCGCCGTGTTTAAGGATTGTTTCTTCCGGGCAAATGCTTCTACGAGGAGCGCGGAGCCGGTTGAACGATTGTTTGTTAACACTGCGGCTGCGCTGGACTACGGCGGCGGCTACGGTGTGCGGATGGGCTATCAACCGGCGAGCAAGGCCGCGCCTGTCATTTACCTTGATGGGTGGCGGAAAAATGCCGGGGCTGCAATGTGAAGGTACCCTATGCAGAAAAATGAAACTCTCCTCCGGGCGATTCTGGACATTATCGGCCGCGGGAATACCGCCGAGGTAAAGCAAACGAAAGACGGCGTGCTTGTGCTGGAAGTAAAGCGCAAGGTCGCCTTTCGGGAAACAGAAACAGAATAACGACGTGCCCGGAAACGGCCGGGCATAAGAGCTGAACGGAGCTGACTGCGGAATGCAGTTGGCTCCGTTTCTGCATTTACGGAGGATGCCATGCCGAAGCAGAAGCGAAGCACGCAGACAAATTTCACATGGGATCCGGGGCACGCAAACGAGAAGCAGCTTCTGTTTTATCAGAGCCGAACGATGTACACGGCCTACGGCGGCGCGCGAGGCGGCGGCAAGACGCACGCTGTGCGCATCAAGGCAGTAGGCGGCGCGTTTACATGGCCGGGCATCCGCATCCTCATCGTGCGAAAGACATACCCGGAGCTGCAGTCGAACCACATCGAACCGATTCTGAAGATGGTGCCGCAGGAGCTGACAAGCTACAACGGCACACTGCACACGCTGTACTTTCAAAACGGCTCGACCATCCATTTCGGCCATTGGAGCGGCATTACGTCCGAAAGCGAATACCAGGGTCAGGAATACGACTGGATCTTCATGGACGAGGCTACGCAGTTTACAGAGCGCGAATTTCGCTTTCTCGGCGGCTGCCTGCGTGGCGTCAACGAGATCCCGAAGCGCTTTTACCTGACGTGCAACCCCGGCGGTGTCGGGCACAGATGGGTCAAGCGCCTGTTTATCGACCGAAATTTCAAGACAGATTCCGACAACCCAGAGGAGAACGAGAACCCGGACGATTACAGCTTCATTTTCGCAACGGTCGAGGACAACAAAGACCTGCTGGAATCCTCTCCGGGCTATCTGCAGGCGCTCTCTCAGCTGCCTGAGAACATCCGCAAAGCGCACCGATACGGCGACTGGGACGCACTGTGCGGCACGTATTTCCCGGAATTCAGCAAGGCGACGCACACCTGCAAGCCGTTCCAGATCCCAAAACACTGGAAGCGATACAGGGCGCTCGACTACGGTCTGGATATGCTTGCCGTCGGCTGGTACGCGGTGGACGAAAACGGGCACTCGTACATGTACCGCGAGCTTGTGCAGCCGGGGCTGATCGTGCAGGATGCGGCAAAGCAGATCCTCGACATGACGATGCCGGACGAGCACATCGAGATCACCTTTGCCCCGCCGGACATCTGGTCGCGCCAGAAGGACACCGGCAAGACGATGGCAGAGGTGTTTATGCAATGCGGCGTGCCCATCGTGCGGGCAAGCAACAACCGCGTGCAGGGTTTCCTGCAAGTGAAGGAAGCACTCGCAAATATGCCGGACGGAAAACCGGGGCTTGTACTTTTCCAGACCTGCGAACGGACGATCGGAGACCTCGAGGACATTCAGGCGGACGAGCGCAACCCGAACGACTGCGCCAAAGAGCCGCACGAGATCACGCACACGGTCGATTCCGTGCGCTATTACTGCGTATCGAGAACAATGCGCGCGGACGCAAAAGACGCGAACCCGTCGGAGATCATCTACGAGGACGAGGACGCGCAGGAGGGCTACGAGGAATTCATGACCGGAGACGCACCGTCTGCCGGATATATCAGCTATTAGGAGGAAGACATGAACACTATCAGTTTGATCGGCCTACTGGTGATCGCGGCGTGCTTTGTGCTGACGATGGCAAGCTTGCGGCGCTGGGACGACGAGCTGCGGGCATTTCAGGACGCGACGATGGACATGCTGGCAGATACGTCGCTCGACGTATCGCAGCTACAAAAGCGCGTAGAGGCACTGGAAGAGACTGCGGCCGCACTGTGCGAGCGTGCGGACAAGCTCGACGAAGACCACGCTGAACAGGTGGAACAGGCGCTGCAGATGGCGCAGGACTTCTCCAACGGGGTGTCCAACCTCATGAACTACAGCTACCTGATGGCCGGAAAAAAGGACGTGAGTGACGATGCCTGACGAGTTTGGCAAGAAGATCACGCCGGAGCAGGTACAGGCAGAGTACCAGAAAATGCTCGGCTACAACACTGCTGTCAACCTCGACGAGACGGTGCGCGCCAACGAGAACTTCTTCATTGGCAAGCAATGGGAGGGCGTGGACGCGAAGGGTCTGCCGACGCCGGTATACAACTTCCTGAAACAGGTCGTTTTGTTTTCCGTTGCGAACATCACGACCGACAATATCAAGATGCAGGCTACTCCGCTTGCGTGCGAGCGCACGCCGGAGGACGTGGAACGTGTCGCGGAGATCGTCAACAAGGAGTTTGACCGGCTGTTTGAATTCAACCGCGTGCCGAACCTTGTGCGCGAGTATATGCGAAACGCCGCCGTGGACGGTGATAGCTGCCTGTTCACGTTCTGGGACGACACGGTAGATGCCGGATTCGGCCTGCGCGGCGGCATCCGTACGGAGATCGTGGACAATATGCGCGTCGGCTTCGGTAACACAGCGTGCCGTGACCCGCAGAAGCAGCCATACATCCTCATCGAACGGCGAGAAATGACGAAGGAGCTGCGCAGAGCAGCGCAGGAGGCCGGAAATCCGCACTGGAACGACATTCAGCCGGATACCGAGAGCCACAACACTGACAGCTACAAAAACAGCTCAGAGCGCAGTACGGTGCTGCTGCGGATGTGGAAGGAACGCAAGACCGGCACGGTGTGGGCATGCGAAGTCTCCGGGCGCGTCATGCTGCGCGAGCCGTGGGACATGGGGCTGCGGCTCTACCCGGTGACGTGGATCAACTGGGACTACATTCCCGACAGCTATCACGGTCAGGCGCTCGTGACCGGCCTGATCCCAAACCAGATCTTTGTCAACAAGCTGTTTGCCATGTCCATGATCTCGCTGATGACGAGCGCGTTTCCGCGAACGGTCTACGACAAGACGCGCATCCCGAAGTGGAATAACGCTGTCGGCGCTGCGATCGGCGTCAACGGCGGCGACGTGTCCGGCGTGGCAAAGATCATCGACCCGGCACAGATCAGCCCGCAGATCGCGCAGTTTATCCAGACGAGCGTGGACTATACGCGGCAGTTTCTCGGCGCGACGAGTGCGGCGCTTGGCGAGACGCGGCCGGACAACACGTCGGCCATTATCGCCCTGCAGCGCGCTGCCAGTATCCCGTCGGAGATCACGAAGCAGAACCTCTACAAATCCATTGAAGATCTGGGGCGCATCTATCTGGACTTCATGGCGGCGTACTACGGGGAACGCAAAGTGCAGGTGTCTATGCCGGACGTAGGCTCGGACATTCTTGCATTTGCTGGGAAAGACCCGGAGGAGCTGGAAACCGTGCTGTTCGACTACGGCATTCTGAACGATATGCCGATGGCGCTGAAACTTGACGTTGGCGCAAGCTCGTACTGGTCGGAGATGGCGTCGGTGCAGACGCTGGATAACCTGCTGATGCAGGACAAGATCACGATTGAGGAATACCTTGAGCGCATCCCGGACGGCTACATCCCGAAGCGGCAGGAACTGATCGCCTCGCGCAAGCAGGCGGCACAGCAGCAGATGATGCAGCCGGAGGGCCCGAGCACAGGCGGCACGCCGGAGACCGGCGCTCTGGTCGATATCGGCCAGAAGACGCCCATTCGCGGCGGCGGCGGCTTCGGTGACTTGCAGCGCAAGGTCATGCAGACCGGAACGGCCGAATAACGAACGCTCGGCGGAAAACCGCCTTGCAAATACATTACCGGATAAATTTCAACACGTGGCGCCGACCATAGCGCCGCACCCGCCGACCATAGCGGGAGAAGGGATTTTGACATGGCAGACGACATGAACACCGCCTTTACGGCGGACGCAGACGATTGGAGCGACATCACGGCGGATAGCTTTGCCGACGTTGAGGACGACGCGCAGGGCGCGCCGGACACGGAGCCGCAGGGCAACGACGCCGCGCCGGAGATCGAACAGAACGACGGTGGGCAGGATGCAGATGCCGCACAGCCGGGCGAGAACGAGGAGCAGCAGGCGCAGACAGACGGCCAACTGTTTGAGCTAAAGCACCTCGGCGAGACGAAAAATGTCAACCGGGACGAGGTCGTAACGCTTGCTCAGAAGGGCATGGACTACGACCGCGTGACCGAGAAAAACACGCAACTGGAAACCCAGGTGTCCGAACAGAAACAGCAACTGGCGACGCTCACGGAACACGAGAACGCGCTGCAGGAGCTGGCAAATCAGAGCGGCACAACCGTCGAGGAGCTTGTGGAAAACATGCTCATTGCCGTTACCAAGAGTAAATACGGCATCGACGACGACGGCATGGCGCTCGAGCGCGTAAAGCTCGACAGAGAGCGCCGCGCGCTCGATCAGGAACGGGCAGCACTGGCACCCCAGAAGCAGGAGCAGGAGCAGCAGGCAGCGAACGAGAAATGGCGCGGCGAGTGCTTTGACGCATTTGCAAAAGCCTATCCCGACGTTGACCCGGCCTCCATTCCGAACGGCGTGTGGGAAGCCTTTAACCGCGGTGAAACGCTGGTTTCGGCCTACGCAAGAGAACGCAACAAGGCGCTGGAGGCAGAGATCGCGCGCATGAAATCCGAGCAGGCGACGCGCGACCGGAACGCGGCGAACGCCGCGAGAAGCACCGGCAGCCAGAGCAGTGCCGGGAAGACCGGCAGCGACGAAGCGTTTGACGCGCTGTGGTACGACGGCAACTGACCACGTGAACATAGGGCTTGCCTCCGCCTGAAATTCTGAATTTTTAAGTGAGGTAATTACATAATGGCAATCAATGTTTTTGACAAATACAGCACCAAGCTCGACGAACGTTTCCACCAGAAGAGCGTTACCGACGCATTTGCCGGTAAGGATTACGACTTTGTTGGCGTGAACGCAATCAACGTGTACAGCTCCGACGAGGGCGACTTCGGCGACTACACCCGCAGCGGCTCCAACCGCTTCGGCGCGATCAAAGAGCTGGGTGACACCGTTCAGACCATGCGTATGACGCAGGACAAGGGCGGCACGTTCTCGATCGACGCGGGCAACGCTGCCGAACAGTTTAACATCAAGCAGTGCAACGCGCGCATGAAGGCGACGTGGGACGGCAAGGTCACTCCGAGCATCGACAAGTACCGCCTGCAGAAGTGGGTCGGCGGCGCTGGTGTTGTGACCGTCAATGCTACCGCGCTGACCGGCAAGACCGCGATCGACGCCATTGTCAACATGGGTGCGGAGATGTCCAACCATCTCGTGCCGACCGACAACCGCGCAATCTTCATCGGCCACACGCTGTTCGCCAAGTGCAAGCTGTCGGACTACATCGTCGGCATTGACGTGCTGGGCAAGGGTGCCGTCGCAAACGGCTCTCTGGGCAAGCTCGACGGCAACGACGTGTACGCCATCCCGGACAGCTATCTGCCCACAGGCGTCAACTTCGTGATCTTCCGCAAGGGCGCGAGCGTCGACCCGGTGAAGAACCAGACCATGCGCATCCAGAAGAACCCGCTCGGCATCGACGGCGATGTGGCGGAGTACCGCGTGATGTTCGACAGCTTCGTGCTGGACAAGAAGGCATACGCCATCGGCGTGCACGCGACTGCGGGCAGCACGACCCCGACGATGTCTGTTTCCGGCGGCACGCTGACGCTGACTGCCGGTGACGGTGAGACCATCAAGTACACCACCGACGGCAGCAACCCGAAGACTTCCTCCACGGCGAAGACCTACAGCGCCAGCGCGAAGCCGACCGGCGTTTCCGCAGGCACGGAGGTTAAGGCTTACGCCAGCAAGACCGGCGCGCTGGATTCCGGCATTATGACGGCTACCGCCTGAGGCAACGGATAAGGCGGCGGGATTTCCCGCCGCCTATTTTCAGATAACGAGGTGATTTCATGGCAGAAGTCAGCGACGTGTTCGATGCGGCAATGTCCATCATGGACGAGCTGAGTGACAGCGGGAAACCGCAGACAACGGACACGGACGAATATAAATACCGCACCGTGTCGATCATCAACACCATGATCGCGGAGCTGTACCCGTTTTCAGAGACAAAGAAGGCCGGAAAAACCGCTTCCGGCTGGCGGCCTGTTGAGGAATTCGACGACACGCTCTCGGAGATCGACAACACGCTCGCGCTCGGTGCGATGCCATACGGCCTTGCTTCCGCTCTCCTGACGGACGAGAACCCGGAGGCATCCGACCGGTTCAAGCGGCGCTACAACGAGATCGTGGCGATGCACAAGGCAAACGCGCAGTGCAGCATGGGCACGGTCGAGGATGTGTACGGCGGCATCGAGTATAGCGAGTTCGGGAGCTGGTGACGCGCATGAATGAAAAGATCGTCGGAATCCAGAAATGGCTCGGTATCAATCAGGCTGGCAGCGACGACACAAGTCTGAAACTTGGTGAGGCATCCGAAATGCGCAACTGGCGCGTGACGCAGGACGGCGCGCTGCGAAAGCGCCCCGGTATGAAAGCTGTGCATACGTTCCCCGGAGAAATTCAGGGGACATGGTGCGGCTACGTCGGCGGAGAATATGTGCAGGTAGCGGCCGCGGCCGGGAAGCTGTGGAAAATCGGATTTCCAGCCACTACGGCGGTCTCGGCGCTTGGCACGCTCGCCGACGCACACACGGAGTTTTTCGGTTTCCGGGAAAAGCTCTATATCCTCAACGGTACGCAGTACAAGGTGTTTGACGGCTACAAGCTCTCCGATGTGACCGGGTACGTCCCGACTGTGCTTGTGGGCGTCGGTGCGGACGGCAGCGGCACGGAGCTGGAGCAAATCAACAAGCTGTCCAGCAAACGAAAATACCGCGTTGCTACGGACGGAAAGTCCACGGTGTATGTGTGCCCGGAAAGCGGAACGCTGTCTGTGAGCGTGAAAAACAGGGCAACAGGCGCAGCGCTGGCAGCCGGTACGGACTATACGTTTGTAGAAGGTAAGATCACATTCACGAGCGCGCCCCCTGCCGGTGCGGATGTGTACGAAGTAGAATACACCGTGGCATCTGACGATTCCGGCGCGGTCAGGGCAATGAAGTTTGCAGAGCTTTACAACGGCGCGACGGACAACCGCGTGTTTCTCTACGGTGACGGAAGCAACAAGGCGCTGTACTCCGGGCTGGACATCGACGGCAACCCGACCGCAGAATACTTCCCGGACATGAACGTGCTGGACATCGGCGACGAGAACACGCCGATCACGGCGATGATCCGCCACTACTCCCGACTGCTGGCGTTCAAAGAAGATAGCGCATACTCCGTGCAGTACGGCACGGTGACGAATGCAGAGGGCAAAATCCTCCCCGCGTTTTACTGGACACAAGTAAACAAGGCCATCGGCAACATTGTTCCCGGGCAGGTGCGGCTTGTGGACAACAGCCCCTATACCCTGTTCGGGGAGAGCGTCTACACATGGAAAAACAACAGCAGCTACTCCAGCAACCTGACGATTGACGAGCGGCAGGCGAAACGCATTTCCGACCGCGTATGGAAAACGCTGCAGAGTTTCGATCTCCGGCAGGCGTACTGCTGGGACGACAACGACCGCAAGGAATGGTACTGCGTATATGGGGACATGGCCGTTGTGCACAACTACGGGCTCAATGTGTGGTATCTGTACACGAACTTCCCTGTCAAGCACTTTTACCGCTCATACGGGAGACTGCTCGGCGCACGTGAAAATGTGCTCGTCGAGATTTCGGATGCGTTCCGCAGCGACTGCGGCGAAGCGATCGACGCGCGATGGGAGAGCGGCAACATGCACTTCGGCGCGGATTTCATGCGCAAATACTCCGCCATGCTGTGGATCGGTCTCGTGCCGACGCACGCCGGGTCGATGACCGTGACGGTCATGACAGACCGGAAAGCGGACTTCTCGAAAAAGCTGGTTTTCCGCAACAGTGCCGCATTTGACCACGCAAATTTTGCGCACTGGTCGTTCAACACGAACAAGCGCCCGTATATGACGCGGCTGAAACTGAAAGCAAAGAAATTTACATACTACAAGCTCATCCTGACAAACGACGATGCGGACACGACGGCGACGGTCACAAGCGCCGACATCCGCGTGCGGTTCACGGGATATGTGCGATAGGAGGGTTACATATGGCACTTCCGACGTGCAACGAGGACATGAACATCATCTCCAAACTGGACGACGAGCCGAACGACGTGGGCGGTCTGTCCGCCGCGGCTCTGAAAGCAAAGTTTGACCTTGCCGGAAACCTGCTGAAAAAGGCGCTCAACGATCTGGTCGCTGCGCTCGGCGGTGAAAGCGCAGCAAAATGCATCGGTTTTGTCGCGACAGAGGCTGTGAACAAAACCAACGTGCAGGAAGCGATCGAGAACGTGCAGGCGCAGATCGCCGGTGTGACGCAGGGCGGCATTGCGGACGGGGCTGTGACTACGGACAAACTCGCGGACGGTGCGGTGACTACGGAAAAGATCGCGAATGGCGCGGTGACTTATCACCAGATTGCCAACGAAACGATTGGTAGTCCGGAATTGGCGAATAATGCGGTCGCGGCGAGCAAAATCGCCTCGAGCGCCGTGCAGGAGCGGCATATTTTCAACGGCGCTGTTACGGAGAGCAAACTCGCGGGGGAGAGTGTAACTCAGGCGAAAATCGCGACTGCCGCAGTCACCAGCAACAAGATCGCGATGCGCGCTGTGACGAAGGACAAGATCGCTGACGGAGCCGTGACGGAGGAGAAACTCGCAAGTGACGCTCTGGACAGTGTGCTGAATGCCTATTTCCTGAAAGTGTACCCGGTTGGCGCGTTTTACTTTTCTGCGTCCAGCGACAACCCGGCAACGCTGTTCGGTGGCACATGGACGCAGATCAAAGACACGTTCATCTTGGCGGCAGGTACGAAATACAAAGCGGGCACGACCGGGGGCGAAGCGACACACACGCTGGCAGCGCAAGAGATGCCAAACCACTACCATGACGAGTATGTCGGCAACGACGGCGGCGACAGCAGCGCACCGAGTGGCTATATCGGCTGGCCGAGCATTAGCTGCATCAGCGACAAAACGTGGTTTGCAAAGTTGGCGAAAACAAGCGGTGCGGGCGGCGGTGCGGCTCACAACAATATGCCGCCATATCTGGCGGCATATGTCTGGCAGCGCACGGCGTAACCGGGGCTTGGGAAGTATGAGGTGATGATATGGCATACATCAAACGCGGTGAGGCAAAGACCGTTCCCGTGCGCGTGAAATTCAACGACATGGACGTGTTTCCGCTTGGCAACGTGGACGAGATTGCGTTCGCGCTCGGCGACAGTGTGCGCAAGACGTGGCCGGACGCGGTGCGGTATGACAACGCAAATGACCGGTTCCTGCTGACGCTGACGCAGGAAGACACGCTGTCCCTCGACGTTGGGCAGGCGGAGCTGGAGATCACCTGCAACTTCAAGGGCGCGGGCAATATCCTGAAGCCGAAGAAAAACCCGAAAATCAAAGTGCTGGACTGCACGGACGAGGAGCTGATGGAATGAGCGACAGAATCGAAGCCGAGATCCTCGATGCGCTTGGAGAAGAGGTAGACGCAGCGATTGACACGCCGCTTGTTGTGATTGAAGGTACAAAGGGTGAACCCGGTGCGGACGGCATAACGCCGACGATCGGGTCAAACGGAAATTGGTTTCTCGGCGCGACCGATACCGGCAAGCCATCGCGCGGAGCAACCGGAGCACCGGGCAAAGACGGCGCGGATGGCAAACCGGGGGCTACCGGTGCGGACGGCGTTACGCCGCACATCGGCGGCAATGGCAACTGGTACATCGGCAGCACAGACACCGGCAAGCCGTCTCGTGGAGCCACTGGCGCGAAGGGTGATGCAGGTGCAACCGGCCCTGCTGGCCCTGCTGGTCCTGCTGGGCCTGCCGGTGCGCCCGGCAAGGACGGCAGTGACGCGACCGTGACTGCGGCAAGCATCAAAGGTGCGCTTGGCTACACGCCTGCTGCGCCGGGGGATATCCCGGTAGTCCCGACTGCGGAGATCTCCGCCAACACCGGCGCCCGCCACTCGCACGCGAACAAGGCGGTAATCGACGGCATCACGGCCGCAAAGACCGCCGCGTGGGACGGCAAGGCGGGTACGGCGGCGGCCACGCAGTCCGCGGCTGGTCTGATGTCCGCCGCCGACAAGGCCAAGCTCGACGGCATCGAGCGCGGAGCCAACAAGACCACCGTGCCCACAGCACTGAAAAATCCGAAGGCGCTGACGATCCAAATCGGCGGCACGACCGTCACCTACGACGGCAGCGCGGCGAAAACCGTCACGATCGCCGATGGCACGGAGGTGAGCTACTGAG